CGGCGCAGGCATACGTGGCTGAACGGATTGAACAGGCTCGGAGCGAACACCGAACCATTGTCGCGGATCTGCGCGGACAGCTTACGGCTACTCGGAGCGAGCTTCGATTGCTTCGCTCAGACCTTGACCACCACGTTGTCCAGCAGGAGCGCGACATCGCGAACCTCACTGCGCGGACTACCGAGGTTCGTAGCTCTATCGATTCTCACAGCCAATCTGGGATCGGCGGCCTTCCTCACCCTGCTGGTGTGGTTGCGCAGCTGAAAGAGATCGAACGAGACCTCGCGATGCTCGGGCAGAGCACCGACGACAGGTGGCAAGCCAAGGACATGCGAGCGTGGGTGAAGCTGCTCGCGGCTCAGAACGCGTCGCTCAACGTTCCGCCGCTCAACGGCGACGGTCACTGATCACTGCCAGCGGTTCATGACCACGCCGACCCGGGACCGCCGCCAATCCACGGTGCGCATCGCGTTGGCGATCGCCCACTTCATGACAGCGTCGTCGTGACTGCCCGAGTCCGCGCTGAACTTCCCATCTTCTTGCAGCCGGAACACGAGGCATTCGGACAGAAACTGCCGGTCCATGCAGCGGTCGATCGCACCATCTGCCTCGAGCCAATCCCGTAGATCCTCGAGCATGACCGGCCTGGTGATCGAGTTCGTTGACCACCCGGCTCGAGTCACGGGCCGATCATCGATCATCGAGCTGTTCTGCAGCGAGTGATAGTAGAACGACCCACCGCTGTGGTGCGGCTTGTCGTAGCCGAGATCGATGATCTTCGAGATCACGGCGTGGCCGTGGTTCTCGCGCTCCACACCAACCAGTGCGTCGTTGTAGCGACGAGCGATGCGGCACACGTGCTCGGCCAGGACGCGCACTCCGAACAAGCCGTGAACCGCGCAGACCTGCTTGCCATTGTCTCGTCTCATCACACCGAGCCCGTTCGGATCCCTACCCGGCAGCCCCTCGCTGGTGTCGACACCCATGCAGTAGTCGACGTCTTCTTGCGGGTGCTCCCACACCACCTCGTAGCCGCCAGGTAGGTGACGCGATCCTTCCGGCGCTACCGCGCCGAACCCGTTATCGACGAGGGGCGGCGACATGCAGTAGTCGCGGATCTTGAGCAGCACGGACGGGTCGAAGAACGAGGTACCACTGGTGAGCCAGCACGTCTCGTCGTCGTCCGGATACTCCTGATAGTAGAGATCGCTGATCTCGCGCTTCTTCAATCGTCGCCACTTGATGTTCGCGCTCGTCACCGCCTTCGTCTCGACAAGGCGCTGCTCCTCGTCATCAAGCGCCTCCATGATCGCGTGGTGCTCCTCCACGCCGTTGAGCGGAACGCTATTGATCGGGTCCTCGTGCCAGCGCAGAAAGATCGGCGTCCAGTCGTTCTTGCCGGCCTTCGCGCCCATGTACAGGTCGCGGAAGTACTCGGACCCGCGCGGCGTGGTCTCCAGCACTACCTCGCCGCCACTCGCAGCCTCGGTGATACCGGCAAGAATCTCGCGCTGCTTCGTGTACTGGTTCACGCCTCTACAGGACCACGCCACCTCCGACCAGTGAATCCGCGACAGCGTCTCGCCACGCGCCACGGATCGGGCGCCGGCCGTGCCGATGTAGAAGATCGAGTTGAGACCAGGGAACTCCAGCTTGTACTGGTTTCCGGTCCCCTTGATGGGCGGCGCTTTCGGATCACGCTCGTGCATGAGTCTGGCGATCCGAAAGATCTTCGCCGTGGTGTCGATGTCTTGAGCCAGCGTCAGCACGTTGACGTTTCGACGTCGACTCGCCATGTAGTAGGACAGCCCCTGCTCGACCGTGGTATAGCCGCCACGCCGATATTTCAAGAGCAGGAACCGCGGCCGGCGTCCACGCATGAGCGCGAGCCGCTTCGTGGCGAGGTACCGCTTCTGGATCGGTCGGAGCAGAAACGGGATGACCCGATTGTCCAGCGTTCGGATCTGGAGGAAGTCGCGCGCGATCTTCCCGAACGGCAGCCGATCACCGTGCGGGAGCCGAGCACCGAGCATGGACCGGAACATGTCGAGTGCGCCGGCACCGACGTAGTCGATCCCGTTCACGTCAGAACCTCCGAGGCGGGCTGCACAATAGGAGAGCGAAAAACGACCCGAACCAAACCGGTCTCACATCGTCGGGAAATCACGAATCGTGGACGACAATCGCGAGATTTTCACCACTATCTCGCTCATGTCCCGCTGTACTCCAACGCGGCTTCTTTACGCTGTAGCGTCCCGATCGCTTCCTCGAGCGCCGCATACACCTTCGGCATGGCTTCGTCGGGCACGGCTCGAGCCACGACCTCGAGGACGAGGCCCATCTGCGACTGGAGGTGTGAGATGTCGACCTGGTGCTTCGACGCCGCGGCGTAGCCCAGGATCTTCGACCGCTTCTCGATAGCGTTCATGATCTGCCGGCCAGCGTCGTAGTCGAGCGGCGCGGTCATGTCCGATGGGAACGCTTTCAACCACGACCTGCGAATGATCGCTTCGAGCCGCATCGAGTCGATCTGCCGCATCTCCTCGGCGGTCTCATTGATCTCGTCACGCTTCCGCTTCAGCTCGCGACTAATCATGTGGCTCACCGCACTATCGGTCACGCCCAGCTCTTTCGCGATCTGATAGTTGTCCGCACCAGCCATGCGCATCGTTATGGCCTTGTGCAAACGAAGCTCTCGATCCATCGCTATCAACTTAGGCGACATCCCCTTGATGTGCTGGTTTCGCTGACGTTCGTCGGCGCTGAAATCTTCCGGTCCCATCTTGAAGTCCTACTATTTTGACTCTGCTCGTTCTGCTCTGACCTCGGCGAAGGTCTGCCCTGTCCCTTCGAGTGTAGCGTCTTTTTCGGTCATGGTCTGCCACCGTTCGACAATGACGTCCGCGTAGAGCGTATCGATCTCCATGAGCCGTGCGTTCCGACCCGTTAGCTCTGCTCCGATCAGAGTAGATCCGCTACCACCGAACAGGTCGAGCACGGTATCGCCATGCTTCGACGAGTACTCGATCGCCCTCTTCGCCAGCTCGACTGGTTTTTCCCTCAAATGGATCATGGATTGCGGATTGACCTTCTTCACGCTCCACGTGTCGGTGACATTGGCGGCGCCGTAGAACTTGTGGCCGGCCCCTTCCTTCCAGCCGTAGAAGCAGTTATGCGTCACGATCCCGTCGGCGACGTAGTGTCCGTGCTTCGCCACGTCCATCGAGTACACGTCGCCCTCGAACGGTTGCCGGTCGATCGCGTCGACCAGCTCCCAGCTCGCCCGCACGCTGCGGTTCGGTCCGAGTCGCGGGACGAGCATCACGCCGGGTAGCAAGTTGCAGGCACGTACGAGGGTTGAGACGCGTCGGCTCACCTTGACGCGGGATCTGCGGTCAGTGATCAGCGGGTAGTCCAGTAAGCGGCCGTGATCCGCCAGCGCCCGGAACGCGCCCTCGCGCATCCGGTCGAGGTCGAGGCGCTCGTAGAGCATGCTGATGTCGGAGATCGTTCGTAGAGAGGACGTCGACTCGGACCAGGTCACGAGCGGAATCCCGTACTCGGCGAGGATGATCTGCTCTTCGAGAGCCGCTTCGAGACTCGACTCGTGGATGGAGAGGATCCACGCCGCCTCGCCCCTCTCGGTGTAGAGCCGCTGCTTCACGCCGAAACCGCAGGTGGTGATGAGCTTGGACTTGCCGGCACGCCACCATTCGCCCTTCTTCATCAGGTACACGCACCACATGTCGGCCGCGCGCTCGGCGAGCCGCACGGTCCACAGGTGACCGGGTGTGCACCACGTCTCCTGCTTTCCGACGGCGACCCCGAGCAGGGGCCCGCGGTACGGGCGAGACGTTCGCGTCACTGGAGCGCCGCGCCCCACGCCGATCATCGCGTTCTGGTGGTGGCTGAACGAGACGACGCGGTCCCCGTCGCGCAGGCTCTCGATCGGGACCTCGCCGTGAGGCGTCAGGACCTGAACCCCGGCGGGCTGGCACCACTCGTGATTGCCCATGAAGTCTTTGCGGGTCAGAACCGGGTGCTCCTTGATCCAGATAATGGCCTGGGCGAAGTAGAGCTTGTGCTTGATCAGGACGGGTGGGTAGTTGGCGCAGTTCGCGTAGCCGCCCCATATGTAGAACGAGCCGCCCTTCTTGAGCACGCGGCTGATGTTTCCGAACCAGGACTCGAGCAGTGCGTCAAATGCTGCGTCGGTGACGAAGTCGTTCTCGAGCGGTCGGTCCTTGGGCCGGAGCTTGGCATGTGTCGCCTTCGCCTTCTCCGGGTGTCGTGCCAGGTCAAGTTGCTGGTGGTGGTCGTCGCCTTTCTTGCGCGTATCGCTCTTGCGATCCTGCATGGGGAAGGAGCTGAGGCCGGCCGCGATCGCATTGTTGGAGCGTGGCTCGACCTTGATGTTGTAGGGCGGATCCGTATTGACCAGGTCGACGCCCGCATAGGCGAGGAGTGTGTCCAAGTCCTCGGTCGAGGACGAGTCACCGCACATGAGGCGGTGATTGCCGAGCACCCACACGTCGCCTCGTGCCGAGACCGCGTCGTCCGGATTGCCAGGCACGTCACCGCCCGGATCGTCACCGATATCGGTCTCTTCCGGGATCACGATCTCGTCGCGCCACGCCGCGAGCATGGTGTTGAGCCTGGCATCGTCGAGCACGGTATCGGCGAGCAGGGCGGCTATGCCGTCCGGATCGATCGTGGCGAGTGCGCCGAGCCGATCGAAGGTAAGCAGGACCTTCCGTGCCTCTTCCTCGCTGAGGTCGAGCACGGCGACCTGGACTGTTTCGTCCGCGAGCAGGTCACGGCGCAGGTGACCGTCTATGAGCTTGAGCCCGGCGTCGGTCTCGATCGCCTTCAGCACGTCGACATTGCCGACCTCTTCGAGGATGCCGGTCATGGCTTCGCGTTGCGCATCGGTATGGACGCGGAAGTTGCGTTCGTTCGCGATCAGTTCCGACGCCTTCACTGAGCGAATCTCTTTGATCCGATCCCGTGGCATTTCGTTCCTCGCTACAGGCCGCGCGGGCCCCGTTGCCGTGACAGATCGTTCTCGACCTTGCGCAGTCGATCGCTGAGCGTTGATAGTTCCTGCGTAGCTCGTGTGATCCGAGCAGACAGCCCGTCCATGACGAGCTTACACTCCCGCACCTTCTCGATCGCCTGCTCCATCGACGCTGCGAGCTTGATCTGCTTCTCTCGAACCTTGGCAAGCCACTGCTCCAGCTCGTCGCTTTCGGCCGGCATCTCAACGCCGGCGATGGGTGGTACGTCGTCGTTCATCCCCAAATGATCTCCGCTTCTTCGACGACCGACCTTGCCTCTTCGCCGAGGCTATCGATCACGCACTGCTTGATCTCGTCGTCGAGCCAATCCGTGACGTCCTCGTCATGCGTGTCCGACCCGTCGACGTTGCAGCCCTCCCAACGGTACCTGAAGTGAATGAACCCGGTCACTGCGTTGATTCGGATCTCGACGCGTTCGAGTTTCTCCTCGCTCATTACGAATCTCCGTGAATGGGACAGTTCAAGTAACGACTCTGAGCCGTGCATTCACAACGCTTGAGCCGATCCAGAACAGCATCGATCTTCTCCGCCGATTCTCGGATCTGATCATGATACGTCTCTGGTCGCACCGATCCCTTGATGATCAGTGCCCGCCCGTCTTGGAGCAGGATCTCGCCATCGCCCTTGCCGTGACCGCAGCACGACGACCTGGTCCAGATCTTGGCGGCCTGCAGTGCCTTGACGAGATCGGATATGCAACGATCGATCGGTTTGATCGCGATCCGACCTATGTGTGTGCATGACAGATCGGACGGGACAAAGACCTCGACGTTGACGGTGTCGCCCCACTCACACATCGTCACTCCCATCGTCACTCTCCTCGTCATCGGGGAGTTCGCGAATGCGTCGCTTCAGGTGTTCGACGAGATGATACCGATCGGTGGGACTCATTTCGCGATCGCTCCCTGCCTCGTAATCAGCGACTGCATCCTCGATCGACTTATCGAGCGCGATCTCACCAGCCTCGACCGCCTGCATTGCTTTGGCCGTTTCATCATCGACGGTCATGACCATATCCCCGATCGTATCGACCTCGACATCGACAAAGGATGGCATGTACATCGCGATACGAGTGCGCTCCCCATCCTTGATCGTTATCTCG